CCCTGTACTACCGCGCACAACGTGCTGCACGCCCCGAGGGGCAGAAGGTGGACTACGCAGCCAAAGCGCGGAGCTCCCGAGCTCCTCCGGCCATCCTTCCCACGTCCGCCACTATGTCCGCGATGTCACGCACACCCGGACCCATAGCAGCGGCCTCGCGCGCCATCCGATTCCAGATGCCATCATCCGCCACGTCATGGTGCCTGTGCCCGGCGGAAGCCGGGTTGGACAGGTCAAAGCGGACCCGCCACTCCGTAGTGACGAGGTACTCAAGCTCAAGCGTGCCTACGCCGCCCCCGCCTGTGTTGTAGACAAACATCGGTGCCCAGCCGGTAGGCTCGGGCTCCGAAGTGCCGTTCCAAGTGTGCACTCCATCAGTCTTGATCTCCAACGTTTCAAAGTCGGAAATCTGGCTCATGTTCAGTGGATAGGAGCTCATCTGCACACCACGGAGGGCAAGCTTGCCTGCGGACAACATACGCGGAGCCTGGAACTGCACGGCCTCGTTGGCCCATGCTTCCCAGGTCCTGGTGTCACCACCGAGCTTTGCTTGGGTACTTAAAACACCGCCATAGACCATCCCCGACGTCGTCTGAAGAGCGTTCGGGTTCATGACTTGAACGGTGACGGCAGCTGGGCAAACTGTCGCGGCACTTCCGAGATCTGACATGTTATGGCAGATCCGGTATGCGTTGTTCCCCCCTCCAATGGCCTCGTCCGAATTCTTGTCAAAGAAACAACAATCGTTGAGCCACTCACCGCTGTCGGGTCGTCGGAATGTCCCGAAAATGAGGACTCGCGCGTCCGAGCTGAACCTGCGAGTCGTGCGGATAGTGAGGTAGGGGCCAACTGCGCGCGGCAGTGGCAAATGCTGCGGCATCCGTGCGTCCCAGCATCGCTGGTCTCGGCCTGCCCGCGAGCCGATGCCCTTGCGTGGGACTCCTCCCACGCCCTGCGCGAGCACCATTGCGCCTCTGGACCGATCGGTCCTCCCACGGCGAGCTCGTGCTCGTCGCGGCGCCCGCCTGCGAGGGGCGGGTCGTCGTACATCTTGCAAGGCCAGAGGCATAGTGGGCTTCCTGGCATAACAGTTCAATCAAACCGGAAAGAACGCTCGCGTCTTGTGTAGCCAAGATAGACTTATTTCGCTGTCCAGGCGAACCGTGTTATAGGGTCGGTCGATCCCCCCGTTTGCATTTCGTCAATTATTT